TGCTTATATGTCGCAACAGTTGACGCAATTATCCTATGATATTGCTTCATACTACGACCTTACAACCGAAGAAGCTCAGAATAAGGTTAAGGCGGCTATCTCAGGAAGAATTGAGCCTATCCGCAAGTTAGGTTGGGATATTTCTCAGGGTAAGCTCGTAGATATTGCTTCAAACCCCGAAAACTATGGAATAACAACCTATTCCATAAACGAACAGACGGGCGCAATCGAAGCCAATACAAAAGCCGTCGATGATAATACAGAACACAAGATTGTAAACTTCAATCAGCTTACGCAACAGGAAAAAGTTCAGTTGCGTTATATTGCTTTAATGACACAGGTTACGGAAGTGCAAGGCAACATGGGTAAGACCTTGCGTGATCCAGCCACTCAAATGAAAGTGTTCAAAGAGCAGATTACAATGACGGGTAGAGCGTTAGGCAATATCTTCATTCCCGCAATTAACGAAGTATTGCCTTACCTCACCGCATTTTTCAACGTAATAGAGGACGGTTTCCAGGAAATCGCCCGTTTCTTCGGTTATGAAATACCCGATATGTCTGACAGAATGGGTATTGAGAACGAAGTTGATTATTACGACGATGTTGTTGAAGCTACGGGAAGTGCCGCAAAGAACGCAAAGAAGCTCAAAGACTACATGATAGGTATTGACGAGCTTAATGTTCTTCGTCCTGACGACGGCACATCGGGCGGCGGCGGTGGAACATCGGGCGAACAGACAGATTTAACAGGACTTCTCGTACCTGGCTATGACTTCCTCACAACGGCTATTGAAAGCCGCCTTATGGAAATAAAAGAAACCGTCAAAAAACTCTTTGCGGAGTGGGAAGAACGCCCGCTTACATTTCCTTTGGAAATATTCGTGATCGGTGCGGGCGAACTTGGTTATAACTTTTGGGAAGCCTTTTTAGGCATGACACCCGAAGAATTGGCTAATGAAGCAGCCGCAAACGGAAGAACAGTTGCAGAACAGTTTTGTTATTCCTATATGGAAAAATTGCGCGAACTTAGTTTTGACCTTGTTACGCTTATGTTTGGTACGCCCGAAGGTTTGGCTGAACGTGCGGCAGAAGCGGGGCGAACAGTTGCAGAACAGTTTTTATACGAGTTTGTAACAAGGCTTGCGACGGGGGACTTTGGCGACGGCGAAATAACAGGCGTTATTGATTCAAGAGCTAAAGCGGTTGCACCGCGAGATTTTGGCAACACATCGGCAAATGAAGCCTACAAAAGATCACAGGCTTACAAGGACGCAAAAGAAAGAGAGGAAAGAGCAAAAAGCGGACCAGTCAACGCCTATAAGCAAACACAATACGATCCCGCGAGCAACACAACGAGAGTATATAACAATACCGCTGCCGAAGAAGCCCGTAAACATGGCGAAGAAGTTGCCAAAGGATATGCAGACGGTATTGAAAAAGGAGTTGACACCGTAAAGGGTTCGGCAAGAAGGGTATATGACGCCGCTTACAAAGGTGCTACAAATAACGGCAACGGATCACGTTGGTTTTATAATAGCGCGGCAGAAGAATCAAGCAGATATGCCGACGGAATAAGAAGCGGTATATCGTTAGCGGGTAGTGCCGGACAGGAGTTGTTTAATTCTGTTTATAGCGGAGTATCAAAGGGCGGTTCTGCTTCAACCGCTTTCTCCAATGCCGGATATTATGCAAGTACGGCATATAACAACGGCTTAATGAGCAACCTCAAAGATGTAATTGCGTCAGGCGTAAAACTGTATGAGGGTGCTTATAACGGTGCAAACAATAACGGAAATGCGGGCAATAACTTTAAGGCTATTGCCGATAACCTGGCTACGATGTTTGCAAACGCTTTATCGTCAGATAGCGCAAAGACGAACGCCTATAATGCGGGTTCTAATCTTTCAAAGAAGGGCGCGGAAGGTGCAAACTCAAAAAAGAGCGATTATACCTATGTTGCAACCGAACTCGCTACGGCATTTGCCGATAGCATGGCTTCAACCTCTATGCTGAATAAGGTTTACAAAGCCGCCGCAGAGCTTTCAAACGAAGGTTCGTGGGGTGCGGTAGCATATCTTGATGATTATGAATATGCGGGTGAAATGGTCGGACAAGGCTTCATAAACGGTATGAAAGAGTGGGTTGACGACGCGGGACGTATAGGTTCGAGCCTGGGCGGTGCAGCTCTTGAAGGTTTGGCTGACGCTATAAGACAGGGTTCGCCGTCAAAGGAAACCCATGAAAGCGGTATGTGGTTTTCAATCGGTTTTGCAAACGGTATTGAGGAATACATTTCATCGGCAACGGACGCGGCTTCAAAAATGGCTCAGTTGTCATTACAGGCTGCTAACGGCTTCATATCTGACAGAATGGTTAATATTCCTACTTCCAATGCGGGTTACGGCGTAGGTGCTATGAACGAGGGTGGCATGGCAAGCCTCGCAAGCAACATCTATCAGGCGATAGTAAGCGGTATCTCCACAATCGGAATGAACGACGACAGGGATATTAACATCATTATTGACGGCAAGGAAATATTCAAGGTCGTACAGAGTGAAGCAAGAAAACGTGGCGCACAGATCAGTAACGGCGCGTTTAGCAGATAAGGAAGGAGTAAGCGATTATGTCAGTTGAAAGAACAGGAAATTTTATAACCTTATCCTCAGACGGCGATAGTATTCAGATACCATTCGCCGCCTATGAGAGTGGCAAACAGACTATTGCTACAATGGTAGACCAGGCAAGAACGGCTGACGGTATCGTAAGAGGTTCAGTAATCGCAAGAGCAAACAAGATAGAACTGAAATGGGCGGTGTTATCGCCGGAAGCGTGGGCGCAGATTTGCACATTCTTTGATAATCATTTCTATTTTGACGCTACCTATTGGGATATGTCGGCTAATGCTTTTAGGACAAAGACAATGTATGTAGGCGACAGGTCGGCTATGCCGTTTAAGATAAACGCCACAACGGGCAAACCTCTTTATTATCTTGAATGTCAGGCGAATATCATCGGGGTTGGTGAAGAATTATGAGATACATAAGCGAACAGTTTAAGGCAAAACAGAATCAGATAATACGCCCGCCGTTGAAACTCTATTTTGAGGTTTATTCAAGAGTAGCAAATTCGATACTCGCGAACATTTCTTTTACCGAGAGCTTTTTTGATACAGATTATGTGCCTATTGTCCGTCCCGATAATTGCTCAAATGAACATTATTATGCCGTTGTAGGCGACGGTATGCCCGTCGATGATCCTAACCGAATTTGCGCCCCGAACTTTTACGGAACTATGCCTAAAATAAGCGTTCCCTACGGAATAACGCCTTATGTTTCGGCGGGTACAGAATATACTATCGGTGATGATACATATTACAAGAACTTTGTCGGTATTCCTTTTGGCGGTGTTCTTTCATTCAAGGGTGGAGTTATTCCCGAAAGAGTTACGGTTGAAAGATATGAATATTCAAGTAGTTCATGGGTAGTTGAACAGACAATAAACAACCCCAATCTGAATGAGGAAATCACCTTTACGACTTCCTCAATCGCCGATTCGGGTAAATACCGCAGATTTAAGGTTTACAGTTCATCAGCCGGACGTTATCAGTTGAATTGGATAAAGGGAATATATAGCTATTTAGATTCGGTATCGTTTGATAACAAGAACATTGTTTCGGTAGAGGTAAACGAGGAAACAGACCTTACTTCACAGGCTTTGCCAACATACGACATGACAGTTGTATGCCTTGATATTGACGGTACATATAACCCTGATTCTGAGTATTGGAATAAACAGTTTGCCATAGGGCAACCGTGTTATCTGAAATGCGGATATGAGGTTGTTGGAAAAACTGAATATGTCCCCTTAATGCTTGGCTTGATAAAGGAAACACCGAAATACGAGCAGAATAAGATCACGTTCAAAATTGCCGTAAGTTGGAAAGCTATTAGTTTGGTAACGAATTTTAAGTCTTTGGTAAATTCGGAACTCGAACCTGGCGATATTGTTGACAACAAATTGTTCAAGGACATTGTGCCGTCATTATTTACGACTTACGATGTATTTCATGGCGAGGTTGACGAAAGAGGTTCTGAGTGTAATTACTATGGCATTGTCGATAACAACGAAGTAAGGCAGCTTGTAGCAAACGCTATGGGTTGTTTCATTACGGCGGGCATAGATACAGTTGATTTGCATAACACGAACGATATTCAGTACAACACGTTTGATAACTCATATCTTACGAGATATGAGCAATCCAAACTTGTTCTTAACAATATGCCTAAGGTCGGAAAGATCAGAGTAATCAGAAACGAATATACCTTATCCGCAAATTACTACGAAAAAGAAGCCGAAGAAGCTATTGAAATGCCACAGGGAACGGCGGTTACATTTGAGTTTATATTGCCGTTTTGGGCGTTTGGTAAATACGAGCTTATAGACGCTCAATCAAGCGATCCCGACGCTACATTGACAATTCTGAGCTTTACAGAATTGGCAAAGAGCGACGGTACGACAGAGGTTGGTATGAGAATATCGTCGGACGTTGCTATAACGGCTCAACCTATTATTCGTTTCTATGAAGTAGATAGAGCGGAGTTTGAGGAAACCGAAACAGTTGAAAACTCCGACGAGGAATACGTCAACGACAATTATCTTGTCGCTAACGGCTATAATGCGGGTAAGGTAAAGCGTGTTGCCGAATTTATGAGTAATGTTTCCAATGAATACGAGATAGATGTTATACAGGACTTTTCCCGTGAAATTGGCGACATTATCCGGCTCGAAACTGAAAAGAACGTGTATAAGACTTGCGTTATTACAGGATTGAAGTTTACACTCCCAGGAAGTAAGGGACACATTACTTGCCGTAAGGTATTTTCGCCTATTGATTCAGAGTATTATCAATCCGATGTAAAGACCGATCAGGTATTTCTCTATGATGATTCGGGTAGCGGATATTCTTATAAAATAGTTCAGTTAAAATATAGCGGTTGCCTGATTGGGCGAATGACCTTTACAAACGGCGGTGCTCGCACTTACTACGTTGTTTTAGGCGCACAATGGATAAGTGTAAACGATACGTCAATGTTAGGACACATTGACATTACCGATGATAATAAGCACGTTTGGAGAGCAACGCCCATATTAACATATAACGCCGAGTGTATATATCCGAGCCTTGATTTAGGCTCTTATGACTCGGCAGCACCCGTAAACGACGAAGCAACTTTTGCTTCCATGACGCTTATTATGAAGCTCTACGAAGATCAAAACATGACTTCGCCCGTAAACTACGAGAGTTCATATTCATAAAGGAGATTAGACTATGGCTTGGCGCACACCAAAAACGGATTGGGTTGGCACAGATACTTTCCAAAGTGCTGATTGGTTTAGAATTGGAAACAACGTAACGTATATTGCCGAACAGATTGGCTTAACATATACCGTCCCTTATGCTTCCAATAAAACAACGCTTTTAACATCAAGGCAAAGGACGCTTCTTACCAACAAGCTCGAAGAAATTTACGCCACTTTGGGTGCTTCGTGGAATAGAGGATATGTAGCTCCCCGTGTCGATTACGGCTCAACGTGGAATAGCCGAGATTTGAACATCATCGAGAGTATGCTGCTCAATATGAAAAAACAGTTAGACGGCGAGATTAGCGGTAACGTGGAATACTACGCAGATACAGAAATCTATTGCGGTGATGAAATTTCCGTCGGCTTGCTATAACAGTAATACAAAAGTAAACTGATAACATACAGAAAAGGAGATACAAGACTATGGCTTTCGTAAAAAAGACTTGGAAAGACAGAATATCACAGTACCCTAACCGCAGAACTATCAACGACGGCAATTTTACGAAAGTTGTAACAGTTGGTAGGGACGAGGGTACGGTTACACAGGCGGGCGACGCTTTTAATGCGAGCAACATGAACGACCTCGAAAATCGTATCGAGGCAGGTTTAGCCGAGAAACCCGACAGGGAAGAAGTTGAGGATATGGTCGAAGGATTTTTCCCATTAGACGAAGCAAGCGGAGCTATGGTTTCAATTAACCCTGGCGTTATGTTGCCATTAAGAAGTTGCGAATGTCAGATAAATGCTTATCAGGCGGGTACGAGTGATCCGTCGCCGAGTAACGTGAGAGCAATCAACGGGTTTACGGGAATTGATATAGTTAAAGCGGGCAAAAATATAGCTTATAGTGGACTTCCTATAAACGTAGCTTCAGACGGTTCTGTTATTTATCAGAATCTATACAATTCTTGCATTTTCCCCATTGTTCAAGGCAAAAAATATACTCATTCGGTAAACGGCGTTGCTATGACTTGTGATGTAATTGCTTTTTTTACTGATTATCCTAATCTCGCAAAAGTATCATATAACAATTCGAGAACAATAAACGGTAGTGCGACTTTTACTGCACCTGTTACGGGTTTTGCGGTAATTAGACACCTGGCTAACACAACAAATATACAAGTAGAAGAAGGAACTACCGCTACAAGTTACGAGCCTAACAATACTACTACGGTTGATTGGGGTATCAATCAATGGAACGAAGAATGGGAAAGCGGTAGTATTGATATTTCCACAGGACAAGACACCGTAAACAATACAAGAATAAGAAGTGTAGGCTATATTAAAGCTACGCCTAATACTTCATACTATTGTTTTAAGAAAAGTGGTTTTGCAAATTTAAGAGTGCATTACTATACGTCCGATAAAACTTGGATAAGCGTTTCGTCGTCAATCGGCTCTAACACAACGATAAATACACCCGCAAATTGCTATTACATAAGATTTGCGGTGGACGGAACAACATACAATAACGACACTTCAATAAATTTCCCCGCCACTTATACGGGATATTTCCCGCATATCCCGAATAACCCAGGTGTTGTTTACGGCGGTAAAATCAACGTAACGACGGGCGAGCTTATTGTTGATAAAGCATTAGTCGATAATTCAACGGTAGCTATTCAAAAGAATAGTGGAAGTGCAGACGATTATATGTACTATATGGCTTTGAGCAACAACGATAGAACAGCGATTGAAAAATATATGTGTTCACACGTTAAGAGAGTAACGGCATTACCAATGGGAACAACACAGGGTTTTATGTTTGCTAATGCTTATAATGTTTTGTATTTTAATATGGGTGTGATTGCCGATAATACTTCAAGCGGTATGCGACAGTATTTGATAAACAATAACGTACAGTTTGTTTATCCGCTCGCTAACCCTATTGTATATAATCTCGATCCCGTTGTGATAAAAACCTTGTTCAATCAGAACAACATTTATCACGATTGCAACGGCGATATTGATGTTATTTATCACAAAGCTTTAACGGCAAAGAACATTTACTTTGATAATAGCGGTACAACCCTTACGGCTACAAACGTAGAGGACGCTATTAAGGAAGTGTTAGGAAGGATATAAGGTGATGAAGTATGAATAGCGAGTTTTGGACTGCCGCGCTTGCTTTGCTTGGAACACTCATAGGTTCGGGCGGAGGAATCCTTGTCTCGAA